GCCTGGGCATGTGTGGCACAAGTCGGAGCATAAGAACTACAAGCATCTGCCGGATGTGGGCCACAACATCGAGGTGCGTCGGGTGCGGACCAGCACCAACGCGGCTGTACGCCGACGCCAGTTGGACATGGGTTTGGTGCTGTGGGTGGTGCAGCCTGTGCCGCCGGAGTTCCGCGTCGTCGACATCCTGGGTTGGATCGACTACGACGAGGCGTGGGAGAAGGGCGATCCCGCGCATTACGACCCGGAGAACACCAGGGTCATCGGGGAGCAGTTTCTGAATCAGCCGGCTGTTGAGTAGGGCGGAGCGGGGAGCATGGACAGCAGACCCATACCTGTTGGATTCCCTGTTGGGGCCGGCATCGGAAGGTTCGCCTTCCCGGCATTGGCATCGCCGTAGGCCACAAACTGTTTACGACGCGTTGATGCGTGTCGCTCCGTTCGATGAGCCGGAAGAAAGCATCGAGGAACAGGACGAGTTGCGGGAGATCCTGGCCGATGCGTTGGATTCTCTCACCGAGGAAGAACGGTGGATCTTCTTGATGTTGACGAAAGTGAAACTTAGTTTGCGTTTCGTCGGAAGGGTCTTGGGTGTTCCGAAGACGACGTTGGCGCGCAGGCGTGACCGGATTGTTCAGAAACTACAAGACGAGTTAGCGGATTCGGCGCTGGTTCAGCGCCGCCTTGGCGTCTATTCGTCGTCGAACGAATCGTAGAGCATCAGGCACTGTTCCAGCATGTCCATGAAGCCGCCCACCCACCTGAGTACGCGGGACAGGGCGATCAGGTCGCCGCCGTCTGCGTCGTGCCACGCACCGATCATGCTGAGTGCTTCGTCGTGTTGGAACACCAGCAGTGTCCCGAGGCGGTTGTCGTACCAGGAAGCGTGGGTGCCGTCCTCGATGTCGAGGATGTGGCGGCTTTCCTGTAGGGATTGCAGGATGTCTTCTTCTAGTTGAACGCCGCTGGATGCCATGAAGTTCCCCCATTTGGCATCGAGGTCGTCCATTACGAGATCTTGTCTTGAGCGTACGTCTTGACGACGGACAGGGCGCTGGCGACGCCGGCTACGATCGCACCGCGACCTGTGGACAGGTCGCTGACCAGGAACACTCCCAGGAATCCCTGGCAAAAGGTCCACGCTGCTCTCTCTAACATGTTTCTCATTTTTTCCCTTTCGACTTGTTTGCCTTGTCGTAGGCGATAGCGGCAGCCTGGTCACGGGGATACCCTTCGGTAATCAACTTGCCGATGTTGTGACCGATTACGTCCTGGCTGGACCCCTTCTTGAGGGGCATGTCAGTACCTTGGGCGGCGAGGCTTCTTCTTGCCTGGCATCAGTCGTACAAGGCTTTACGGGCGCCGCTCTTTGAGGGTGAACCGACGGAACCGATACCGCCGCCGGTCTTCACCGAGGTGACCAGCACCTGGTCGGCCTTCACAGCCTTGGGGGTCTTGCCGTCACGCATGTCGCTCACTTCCCGAAGGGACGGCCACCGTGGGCGGCGTTCCCCAACTTCGTCTTGCGGAGATACGCAGCGTCCTTCTTCGCTTTGCCGCTCATGGCGTGCATGTTCTCGCTCGATGTCGAGTCGTAGGGCTGCTCGTCCTGCGATCCGAACGTCTTCTCGAATGTTCCGTAACCTTTGCCCTTCGGCATGTGGGTACCTCCTATTAGATGGGTGGGGTGTCCCTCTATACGAAGAACAGCGCCGTCCAGGTGTTGCCGTCGAGGACACCGTTGGGCTTCAAGAAGCCCATAGCCTTCTCGAATCTTTTCACAGCGCCGGCTGTACGCCTACCATAGATCCCGTCCACGGGACCAGGGTCGTACCCGCGGTCCCTCAAACGGCTCTGAGCGGCCCGTACAGCCTCTCCACGGCTCCGCCGACGCCACGACAGGGGAGAAGCCGCCACACGGCCCCCAAGAGCCGTCAGATAGGCCACAATCCCCGCCCAGTCGATGTCGGAAGGCGGCCCCTGATCCACACGGGCACCATCCGTCAACCAGTCATGCAACCACCTGCCGGGACAGGTCGACGACGACACATCCCGATGCCCCCGCACCCACAACGAACCCCCATACCGCAACTGCACATCATCAATGACAGCCATAATCGACTTCAACGCCACATCCGGCACCCGATCATACCCCCACCCCACATAGCACACCGATTCCGAACGGGCATTCCACCCCTTCGTAGCAGCACCACGCACACCAGGACCACGCCCCTCGAACACCGCACCAGACGAATCCACCAGCCAGTTGTAGGCGATCGCATCCCACTTGCGGGTATCCATGTGATACGACTCGAACGCCTTCACCGCCGCAACCCCCGACGGGCCATCCTTCACGCCGCTGTGATGCAACACCACGCCCTTCACCCGGCCAGGAGACAACGCACGAAACGGCTTCGCCGGGCCACGCGCCCCCCACTCGACCCGCGACACAACCCCCCGCGTTTCCGACAACGGCTTCATCGAACCCTCATCTCGATATCGATCAGATCACGCATCTTCTCCTCGAACGCACGATCATTCCGAAGAATCTGGTTGCGCTTCTCATGCGGATCATTGATCCGCACCTGCGTGCCGAACACCGTCGACACCACAGTCGACGCCACCCGCCGCGAATAGCGGCTCTCATTCGGCAACAACCTACGGAACCTAGACAAGAACGGCATCCAACTATCCAACATGTAGAGATCCTGGTCCCGCATCTTATACTCCCCCTTCTTGTCCTTCTTGGCTTTCCCAGCCAAACCCAAAGCCTCCATCAGGAAAGGGAACTTGGCGTACACCGGAGGAACCTGCTGATACCTGCCGCTGAACGGCAGGTCAGCGAAGAACTGCTTCCCCGCCCAAATCTCCAACGGCACCTTCACCGGCGGCGCAGCCGACTCAGCGAACACCCGCGTGATCGAACCCGGCTCCTTCATCAGACGGTTCAGATCACGGAACGGCAGATCGGGAATCCAATACGACTGGTAGTCGTTGATCTTCCACGGCAACCGGATCGCCATGTTCTCCAGGAAATAATCCGGCACCACCCCCTCCTCCTTCGACTGGAGTTCCAGATTGCCCTTCACCTGCTGCAACCGGCCCCATGCATACGGATGCTTCCCCAGGCTCTCCACCAGAATCGGCACCACGTTCTTCTGCCAGGTCCAGAACGGAATGACACGCCGCATCTTCCGTTCCGTGCCCGTCAAATCCGCATAGTTGAAATGGAACTTGTAGACCTGGCCGGCAGCATCCCCGATCGAACCACCCTTCTGCAACACATCGAACGCCAGAGCGCCACGCAACACCGTTTCCATCTGCTCGTTCGCTGACCGGATAAACCGGAACGGAGCGAACTCCGTCGAAGCCGGGTTGAACACCACATCGATCGGCTGGTTGGTGAGCGGGTTACGAGACTCCCTGACAAGCCTCATAGCAACATTCCTGTCAACCTCAGTGATGACCTGGCCGCCACCGACGATGCCGCTGTCGAGAACACGACGGATAGTACGCAACTCGTTGATGTCGACACGGGAACCAAACCCGACCCCCACCGACTTCTTCTTGCTTACCCCAAGTGCTTTAATCATCTCGTCGACACCCTTGACAGCGTTGCCTTCACCCAACCTCGACGCCTTGAGGAACACCCCGGCGAACTTGTTCGTCGAACCCAACTCCATCAAACCAAACGCGTACGACAACCATGAACCACCCAGGCCGTTACGGATAACGAACCCCGGCGTCGACACCGCCTGCGCCTTCCAATAGTTCAGGAACTTGTCGTACCACTTCAAGAACCCGTGGAAATCGCCGGTCGACGAACTCGTCTTGAACAACGCGTTCAACATCTCGAACAGCGGCGCTTCGCCTCCGTCTTCCGACAACGGCGCTATCCAACCCCTCGACCACTTCGGGTTGCTCGTATTCGGCCCCCACTGTGCCGCCGTCTGCTGCGTCAATGTTTCATTGAACAGGTTCCTGGTGCGGGTCGCGTTGAACTTACGCAACGCCTCCTGGAAGTCGTCTATCTCAGAACGAGTCCCATCGAACAACTCCACCACATCCGCCGGCCACACCTCGTTCTTGGCCCTTCCAGCCGCCGCCGCAGCCGGGGCAGCGGCATCGTATACCGCCTGGATGGCTTCTGTTTGGGAAGCCAGTTGCCTTATCCGCCCCTGCATCGTCGCGATCTCCGCTTCCAACGTCAACCCGGCCGCCATCGCCGCCTCAGCCTGCCTGTAATGCTCCGAAGCGTACGCCAGGTGCGTCAAACGCTCCGATTCGGTCAGAAGGCGACGCTCCGTTTCCGTCATCGCCATTCTCTGATCCAACGGGAACTGCCACATCGGAATATTGCCTTCGAGCAAGTCCTGTAGATCTGGAGCCACTTCTTGCAGATTGTGTACCAGCCCAAACGTAAGGTCTGGATCTTCTGGATACTTCGCCGTTACCTGCCGTTCCAGATCGAGGTATCGCTCAAAGTCTGCTATTTCCTGTTCAGAATAGCCTCTGGCGCGGCTAAACTCTTTCCAGTTGTAAGGGTCATCGCGCCGCAAGGCTTCCGCCGCAGCGGAAAGCGGCTCCAAAATCTCGTCCTTTTCGGCCGCTCCAGTTACACGAACCATTCTAGCGAACTCGCGAAACAGCGGATCGTGAACGTAGTCACGATAGCCGGCTCGAATAATAGCCTCCTCCAACTCGCCAGTCCACGACAAACCCTGCATACCAGAAAACGCCGTCGTTTCAGTCCGACCCGTCAACGTCGCCAACGCCTGCCGCACCCCACCCTGCCGGGCAGGATCCGCCAACAAACGCCCCACCGCACCCTGGGCAAAATCGGTCGGGAATGCTTCCTCAGGGCCAACGTCGACACCGGTCCAACGCTTCTCAAAGACCTCCTGCGCCCACTCGTCGATCCTGCTCTCCGCCGCCGCATAGTTCTTGAACTCGACACCCGGCCCCAACGGCGCCCGTGTTCCCGGCACCGCAGGCCCCGTCTTCGCCGGCGAAGCCGCCAACGCCGCCGGAGCATCCAGAATCTTCACCTTCTGACCGGTCCGCTTCCCCGTGAACTGCAACCGGAAATCACCGAAAGGCGTACGCACGATCACCTGTTCGAACTTGGGGGCGCCCTTCGGGCCGTACATTCCCGACGGATCCGGCGCCCTGGTAGCCGCCGCAGCCGGAGGCGGTGTAGGTGCCGCCGCTGCTGGCGGAGGGGTAACCGCCTCGCGCTTAGCACGGAGCGCCTCAGTCAACTCATCCAGTTGACTGTCCATCCAGGTAGGCATCCGGTCCACCACGGTCGGAGGCGGCGTAACCGCCTCCGCCGCAATCTCACGCGAAGTCCGAAGCGTCGGCGTCGGCGCATCCCACATAATGAGATCCAACTCTTTCTCCGCGAACGCCTTAGCGTCCCTCAGCGTGCGGAAACCCCCTGTCCCTCCTTCAGCACCCGCATCCGAAACCCCTGCGAACCGCTGCTCCCACGGGGCGGGCCGGTTGCTGCTCCACTGGACGGTCGGCTCGAACGCTTGGTGTGCATACGTCCCCTTCAGTCTGCGGGCTAACGCCTGGGCTGCTTCACCAAACTCTTGGAACTCCACCGGCGTTTCAAGCACATAAACATTCCAAGTCCCACCTTCTTTCCTGATGCGAAGCGAAATCCGGTGAGGCTCCTTACCGCGTCCTCTGACGGGGCGTTCGACAACTGGCCGCATATCGGCCACATACGCCTGTCCGGCCTCCTTGCTCCACACGACGCGGTCACGCATGTCGTACCGTACGGCTTCGAGTTCGAGAGCATCTGCTTCCGTAAACCCTGGCTGAGGATCGCTTGGCCGTGCGGGTGACTGTTCTATCAGCGCGTCGCCTTCCTCCCTGCTGATACGCAGGCGAGTGTCAGCGAACGGATCCCGTGCCGCTGCCGGAGCCGGTGTGACCGCCTCCGCCGCTATCTTAATCCGACGAATCGAATCCTCTTCACGGGGAGTAGGAGGCGTAACCGCCTCCGCAGCCGCCGCACCGGGCTCGAAGGTGGTCATTTCGGCCCGCTTCTGGTCAAGGATGTATTCGACGCGACGCTTTTGTTCGTCGTGGAACCGGTTGATTGCGGCAGAACGGGTTTCTCCAGGCAGCGCCTGTATATCGTCGCCGGTTAAAACCACGGCGGTGCGGCCGACGGGCTCCCCGCTCCAGATTTCCGGGCGTACCACCCCGGCAAGATCGTCCTGCCGGTTGACTTCAATTGCCTCCAGGTCGAGTTCGTAGTCTTCGATTACATGTCTCAGGTCGTCGAGACTGCCCACGTAATCGTCCTGCTCGAACGCTGCCTCCGACCGTGCTTCGAGATCCATCCGCCTCGCCGTGATCGACGCAGCGGTTTCGTCAGTCGTTGCCAGAGGCCGTGTGACCGCCGCCGGAGGCGGTGTGACCGCCTCCGCAGGAATCTCATGAATCCTGGGTGCCCCCGTTTCGCCAGCCCACTGACTGAAACTCGACTTGATCTCCCCGCTGCCTGCAGGGCCGCCGCGCTTTCCCGTTCCCGTGGGCTCGACAATACGAACCTCTTGGCTCAACATGCCGCGCTGTTGCGCCCTCTCCAACAGATCCCGCATCAATACCCGGTACTTGGCAGAACCGTAAAAGAACAGTTCCTCCGCATCCCCCACAAGATCAACAAACTTCTGTAGTTGCTCCGGTCCAGCGACAACTTCCTTAGCGCCCGTCTTAGGCAACTGCACATCGTACGTTTCAACCAATTCAGCCGGATCTAACACCCCGTGCTTCGCAGAAATAATGCCACCCAACTCGGCGTCACTAATGTCGATCTGGCGTTTCATAAACTTGAACGTTTCATCCGTGTAAAGATCCTCGGCAGCGACCGTGGCACCTTCCGCCAACTCGCACTTCGCCTTCGTACACATGGCGAACACCTTGCGGCGTGCCGCAGCACGCCTCGCCGGCAACCCGGCCGCCATCGCCGCCTCCGCAGCCAACCGGCGGACCTGCTCTGCCGGCAAAGTCGCAACCGGGTAGGCAGCGATGGTTGCCCTCCCGGCAAATGTCGCTGCGTAGGGCGATAGTTCCTGCAACAACTTCCGTGCATCAGCAAGACCCTTGTTTACTTCCTGCAAATACTCCGCCAAGTTCTTCGCATACGCCTTCTGACGCGATTGGGTCCACGCGGGGTACGCCTCCTGCACATACTTCAACGTCGTATCCAGACCAGGGGTGTTGAAGTACCCCCCCCACATTTGGAGTGACCTCATGCCAGGGTATCTACCCAAAATCTTCTCAGCGTCCAAAGCCAAGTCGTCGCCCAGAGGTTTCCCGGCCCGCCACAGCAAACCCTGGATTTCGGTGAGCCCCTGAGGCACCCGTTCCAAGACCGCATCCGCCTCTGCGGCGGCTGCTACTGCCCCAGGCGTGATGCGGGGTGAAGGCGGCGCATCATCCGCCCCCTTCGCCAGATTCTCCGCCTCCCACAAAGCCTCCAACTCCGGGTCAACCTCGCGCCCGGTGCCACGGATCTCCGCCATACGATCAGCAGCCGACCTACCCGAACGCTTCGCCGCCTCCGCCTGCGCCACCTCCTTCGCTTCCTTCAAGGTCTTGACCACCCCACCACCGACGCCGACATCAGCCACCGGTACACCATTCACCGAAACAACCCAGCCGTCACGAACCCACTTAGTGACCCGCTTGCCGAACTCCTCAACTGTCTGTACGCTGCCATGCGGCTCAATCGTCCAAACGTCAATAATGCGTTCGCCATCGACGACCTGCACCGACATCGCAGTCTCCCCAGGCATCGTCGTGCGCGGTTTGGCTCCGACATGCTTGCCGGCGTCAGTCCACTCCTTCCACTCCCGGCGGCGCAACGCCTGGCGTTCCTCCAACGTCATACCCGTTGCCGCCTGGATTGCTTCCTCAGTCAGTTCCTCTTGACTTCGTCGTGCCGCCTGTTTCGCCGGATCTTGATAAGTGATCCTGGCCGGAGCGTGCGCCAACTCCAGTTCTTCCTCCGACGGGATCGAAAACTTCGGCTCCCGCCCCCGCCGTGAAGCACCAAACACCCCCTCAGACGGCCCCTTCGACCACCTCAACGGCTCACCCTCAGCCACCTCAGCGCCACCAGAAACATTCCTCGCCCACACACCATCCCGCAACGTCGCCTCGACCCGCACAAACGGCGAATCCTGAGACAACAACACACCGCCAGCCAACGCCTGACGCTGCTGCCACTCAGTCAGTTTCACCCCGTGATTATGCCCCCGCGACCTGGCACCCTCATACGCAGCGGACACCTCCTGCCAACTATTGTCAGCCTCCTGCATCCACCGCGGCAGTTTCGCCACATCAATCCCGTTGTAATCCCGGTAGATGCTGCCAATATCAGGGAACAGGCGATCATCGTCGTACACCTGGCGTACATCAAACCCCTCCCCAAGGATGTCCTTCCCAAACCAGCCGTCAGTAACCTTTGTCTCGTCAAACACTTCCCTGAAAAAGAACACATCTCCCAACCACTCCCGCATCTTCAAATCCTTAGGAAACGCATCCAACAAGCCCTGCTGATCCAACTCGCTCAACGGCGCCTGCAAAGTATGCAGCAACCGCTTTATGCTTTGCACATCCTTAGACACCTCGGCAAGCGACTTCGCTTCCTCCACCAGGTGCCGCATCTGCGCTTCGACATCGCCAAACTTTTCAATCAAGTCGTCCAACAACTTGTCGTCAACGATCGTTCTCGTCGCCGCAGTCCGCTGCTGCGCCAACATGCTGCTGATCGCCTTCAACTGATTCCACCGGTACCCGACCAGCGACGCTTCCTCCAACAAAGGCGTCATAAAGTCGTACAGCGCCTGCCGCGACCTCTGCGCCCTACTGCTCACACCCCGCATTACCTCCATCAACTGGGCCTGTATGTCAACCAGTTTCGCTTCAAGAATCTCGACCTCAGCGACCCACGCAGCCGTCTGCGCCCCAACCTCAGACGCCCCCTCCCGCCTCGCAATAGCCATCCGCATCGCCTTGACCTGCTCCACATCCAGGCCACGCTCAATACCCTTGAACACCTCGTCGAACGCGTCCCCCCTGTTGCCGTAAAGCCCCTTCAATGCGCTATGAGCGGCATCCTTCTGCCCCTTGATCCAAGTCAACGGATCCTTGAACGCAATACCCCCCTCCTCCAACAAGTTCATGATCTTCGCTCGACGCACCCCCTCCCCGATCTTGCTCAAATACACATCCATAGACTTCCAGATGTTCGTATCAAACAGTTCACGCGCCCCGTCACCAAACTCTGTATCCGCTATCGCCCTGATCTGCTCGTCAATCGTACGCCTCGCCGGATCATCCATCTGGTTCACCAACGGGACACCCCTGAACTCGCCGCCAGGAATCAACCTACGCGGCATCGTCGGGTCATACACCTGCTCCAACGCCCGACGCATCACCCACAACTCGTCGGCGCTCGCAGCCAACCACTGGGTCCCACCGAACATGTTCGCTCGAATCAGAGCATCATCCATCCACTTGCGGCCCTGAGTCCAAAAATCCGATATTGCACTGTCACCAGCCCGACTCATGACAGAACCAAACTTCTCCCGGAACTTCGGATTGATGACCGGTAAGCCCTCCTCCAGAACCTGGGCGCCCAACGAATCAGTCAGATAGAACTGTGTTTTCAACATGTCGTCGACCGTTTCAGGATCCAACCCCAACCGTCGCGCCCTGCGACGCAGAGCCAACGCATCCTTCGACATGAGATCCATGAACCGGTTGCGTGCAGCCCACCCCGCACTGTTGCTCACCATCACCCGGTTCGCTTCCAGGACCGTCTTGTAGTCCTTGCTACGCAACCCCTGCTTGATGCTCGACTTCGTGTTGAACGACTTGTCGATCGTTTCCGCAATCTTCCTATCGAACAGAGCCGCCTTCCCCTTCCCGAACTGTGGGACGACAGTTGTCAACACTTTCCCGGTGAAACCAGGCAACTTGAATGCTTCGACCGGCATCCTCGACGCCATCCGTGCCGCCGCCGTGTAGAAATCGTCAGGAATGTCACCCAGGTCGACACCCTTGGAGATGTCTTTCATCCGGCTAATGATCTTTGCTTCCGCCGCAGCGGCATCCTCCAGTCCTTCACGGCCAAACCTGGCAACCGCCTCAGCAGCATCATCCACAGCCTTCCCTGCGACCGGTCGAGCCAGATCCCCGATGTACGGCAACTTCGACGCCTGCCGGGCACGACGAGCCGTCATCCCGCCCCTGGTCGCCTTGTCCAACACCTTGTCCAGACGCACCCCCCGCCCCAAACGCCCCGTCGTCGGAACAAACAACCCCATCTGACCCAGCAGACCAACCTCCTGCAACGCCTCCCGGCCAGCCGAATGCATCGCATTCGACCTGCCGACAGCCGTAACACCGTCCTTCAACACCTTCGACTTGTGAACAGCCTGCGCCTGCGTCACCCCAGCCTTACCGCCAGCCTTAGCGATGTCGTCATACCAGGCAGCACCCTTCGACATCACATCTATCAACTTGTTGGCACTCATCCCTGCACGGCCGGCACCCCCGATACCACCAGTCATATAGGTAATCGGATCAAACGCGATGTCGAACCCCAACCCCACCACCATGTCCAACGGGCCAGGAAGATCCACCCCCCAATCACGCATCACATCCTGCATAAACAGGTTGTCCTCAGTCTGCTTCCACCAATCAACAGGCGAAAACCCCTCCCCCGTGAACAGATCCCCGACCTCTTTGATCGTCGACACGATCGCCGCACGCGGCGTATCGATCAGATCAATGAACTTCCCCAACGGGCCAGCGAACTCGAACGGTCCCGGCTCCGGCTCCGGCGCCTCCGGTATCATCACCGGCTCCGGCCGCGGCACCAACTGGCTTGTCGTCACAGGCGTACGCTGCGGAGCGTCCTTTGGACCCTTCACCAGGCTAATCAACGGGCTGTCAACGCCCGTAGTCATGTTGGCGAGAATGTCCTTACGGCTCGGCCGCCCAGGCCCAGTCGTAATGTTCGCCAGAATATCTTCGCGGGACGGCACGACTACCTCCGTGCCTCGTACTCCTGCGACGCCTCAACATCTCCCCAACCGGAAATCGGCATAGGCACCATCTGCCCGTTGATATTCACCGGATAGAACCCCACCGGACTACTCTGAGCAGCATCAATCTCCGCCCTCATAGCAATCTCAGGATCCACAAAATACGTTTCACCCGCAGCATCAGTCCACGGCATCATGTTCTCGTACTCATTGCCTTCCGGCTCACCCATCAAATCGCCGTACAAATCACCCAACAAACCGCCCGCCGCCATCGCCTCAGCCGTACCCGGCGTCAAACCCATCTGCATATCGATCGTCGCAAACTGGGCTGACTCCGCAGCCTGAGCCTGAGCAGCATTCGCCTCAGCCTCAGCCTTCGCCTGGGCAGCCTCCGCCCTCGAAATCTGCCCCGACGCCTCCGCCTCATTGATCCGCGACATCTCGGTGTTATACGTCTGCTGCGCCCCATACACGCCGGCACGCTGCGCCTGACCCGCACCAAACGCCCCCGTACGGGCCGCCTCAGAACCCTCAAACCTCCCGGCAGCAATCTGCTCGCCAGTGTTATACATCCCCGTGCTGTACGCCTGGTTGGCTCCAAAGCGCCCCTGAGCGATCTCGTTCGCCAACGTATGCTGCGACCCCAACTCGCCCGTATTGATGCCACCCAACGCCTGCATGTTCTGCAAACCCAAGCCCGTGCGCCGACCAGCAATATCCTCCGCAAGGTTCGCACGGCCACTAAACAACTCATCCGCCAAAGCGGCACGGGCATCCTGGAACAACCCCGTCGCCCCCAACGAACGATCCGTAGCCTCCGACGCCGCAATCGACGCCAACCGGCCCTGCAAATCCTGCGACGAAAGAGCCTGCGACCCCAACAGCCCCGCAGTCTCCGCACCAACCGCCGCCGTATACGCCTCTGGACTGACCCCCTGCTCCCGCAAGGCAGCCTCCGCAGCCAACCGGCGCTGATCCAAACCACCCTGAGCGCCCGTATAACGGCCGCTCATAGCGTCCATCATCGCCTGCTCCTGGGTCAGACGCTGCCCCTCCAGACCCTCCATCTGGCTCAACAACTGCGCCTCGTAGTCATTCAACCTTGCGCCACGCTGAGTTTCCAACTGGTCGTACACGCCGCCTCGACGCGCCTGCTCAGCATTCAACGCATCGATCATGTGCTGATACTGCTGGTTGACATTCCCCCGACGCATATCCGCCATGTCCAGGATCTGCTGCTGTTCACGGCCCTCCCGGCCCGTCAGATATTCGAGAGCGTCGTCCCGCGTCCCGCCGAAATAGTCTTCCGCAGCGGTAGTACGATCGTCGTAATAGCCGCCTGACAGATCAGCGCCCGTATCGTAGAAACCGGTTGTTGCCTCGCCTTCTGTAGTGAAATAGTCCTCCGACGCATCGAACGCTGTTGCGGCGTCGTCCCGCAGATCGGTGAACATGTCGGTGTATGCGTCTTCGATGGGGACACCCAATGTCGAAGTCGGAGCAGCAGGAGCAGGAGCCGGGGCAGCAGGAGTCGTGATCCCTAGAAAGTTCTGAGCATCAGACGTACCAAGCCAGTCGAGAACCTCCTGATCCGTCGGACCTGGAGGACCACCCATAGCACCTGGCGTACCAAACGTCGGAGCAGCCTGCATCGCTTCCCACGCAGCCGTTGGACCCCCGGTAACCGGATCATGCAAAACATTGCCTGCCTGCTGATACCTCGCTGCCTCCAGCACCCCCGGTGCAGGACGATCTACAGCAGGCGCCATCCACGCTGCTTCATACCTGGCGGCTGCCAAAGCGCCAGGATCGGGACGGGACGCAACGGGCGCAGGTGCCTGCGCCATCGGACTTGCGATTCTTGCCGGTGCCGGAGCAGCAGCCCGACTAGAGGCTTGTCGACCTCGTCTTGCTGGCGTTGCAACTGCCGGAGCAGGTTGTATTGTTCCCGTTTGCCCCAATCGGTTATGAAGTTCCGATAAGTTTGCAACTTCTCCAGACGAGCCACCTGCCGCAGCATTCGTCAAAATGCCGCTACGGCTTCGTACAGACGGAGCCATCCGACCGCGAGGACCCGGCATCAGGCGCCCCTGATCCGTGCAGCCATCACAGCCCGACGCGACGCATCATCCATAACGCCACCCAAACGCTGCCCAGCGTACGCCTGCTCCGCCTCCCACTCTTGAGCAGCCAACTGATCCAACGCACCCTGCACACCCATCTCGTAGCGGCCAGCCTGACGCAACTCATCCGTATACGTCCGACCCAACCCCCGCTGAAACTGGCCCGAATCCAACATGCCGCGCCGATTGAACTGACCGGGGATCTGCCGACGCAGATCCCCAAACCGGCGACTCATGTCATCCAAACCCATCGCCCGCTGCCGGCCATACCCCTCACGCTGATGCTGCAACCCCGACAAACGGCGACGCAGATCACGGCCACTCTTGGCAACCGACGCATACTTCGGAACATTCCCCAACGGGGACGGCGAAATAGCGCCAGCAGCGCGACCCTGGACGCCAGCCGGCGTCAAAGGCCCAACCGACTCCTTGGAGCGGTTCGTGACGTTAAAGTCAATCGCCACCGTAAAAGGTCAGCGACCGACTCTGCCGCCAGCAGCCTGTTCTGCTATCAGAGCCTGAATGGCGGCAGCACGACCAGGGCCAGACGACTGTCGTCCAGCGCCCCGCACCGTGTTCGGATCGACATGCAACTGTCGGCCCGTTCGTGGATCAAACACTGGTCGAGGACCACCAAGAGCGCCGGCGATAGCGCGGCCTACACCGGTCAACGGATGGTCGCCCTGCGGGCCAAAAGATGCTGGATCTGATGGATCTCGGGTAGCGCCCGGCACGCCCGGTGCCGGCGATTCGGCCCAAGGTGGTAGCGGCGGCGACGGTACTGGCCGTTGTTCATGCGGCCGGAAATGGCCGGGACCGGAAGGACCGCCCCGGCCACCTGGATCCATAGGACCGGGACCGCCGGGAGGGCCACCAGGGCTTGGCAACGGAGCCCCGCCAGAACCAGGACCAGGTGCGCCAGGAGGCGGCCCCTGATCCATCAAACCCTGCTCCATCACGATCCGGCGCAAAAACTCCTGCGCCTCCGGTGTCGCCAACCACTGCATCACAGCGGCAGCCTGCGGATCCTGATTGAACTTTCCGATCTCCGCCGACGGCGATCGAGCCTGCATGAACGCATCCAACTGGTTCACTGAGGGTGGAGCGTTTCCTGGTGTATTCGCCATAACAATAGGTTCCTTCTGTCCCGCTAACTATAAACCTGGCCGGCAATCACAAGATCGTCGTCCTCGACCGTTACATTTATTACAACCGCACCGCTCGTACCGCCCCCGTTGATTGCAACACCAGCAGTCACAGCAGTAATGTCCCCCGTGGGGACTTGATCGATTCGTTGAGTAATACGCGAAGGCATCTTCTCTCCTAGCCGAAGTAAGTGACATCGATAGTGCTACTCGACGACACCCGAATAAACTTCACATCCGTCAAATCGTCCTGGTACAAGTCCAACACGCTGTAAGGATTGATGTAATGGCCCACGCTGGCCGTCGGCGTTCCCCACCGAACCCTGATAGGTTCGGCTCCGTTAGTCACCATCGCCGCTACCGCCGTGGCAGGAACCGAAGCAAGCGACACGGCAGTTCCGGCTACCGCCAACTGTTCATCACCCACGGTAGACCCGTATTCTGCTGCTGATCTCCTGATACCCATGTTTCTCCTACGGAGACTCCAGAGCCGCTACACGCGCCTCCAGGTCGTCCAGTTTTTCTTGAATCTTCCGAAGTTCGTACTCAATAGATGTAGCGTTCGGCCCAACAAACCGGTGAGTCGGCTTATACTCAACCGTCGGCATCAGACCACCACTCCTGTTCTGCCTCCATCAACAATGCGCTTACAGAGGTGGCGATTCCTGCGACAAGTTCCTCCATAGTGTCAACGCGGTTACACAGTTCCTCCATCGCAGCCAACCGTGTTTCCAAGTCGCGTATGTCTTCCGTGACATCCTCCACGCGGGCGTAGGCGTTCATGTCCATCGAGTCTTCAATTGCTTCGACCGATTCCTCCAGGCGGTCGATGCGGGCCACCGTGCGAGCAGAAGACCATGTGATGGTCCCAGCGATCACCGCCACGGACAGGATCAAACCGACCGCGATAGTCGGGATCTTTACCTGTCGGATGTCGGTCGGGGTGTTCATTACTCAGGCGGTGTGGGCCACACCACTTCGGACACGCGAGTGTACGTTTGTGGTAGATCCCGCAAAGACTGGCGATACGTTGCCCAAGCATCGGCATCCGCAGGCGAGTCGGCTATCTGTGTCCAATCGCTGTTGGACAGCAACCCGTTGCGTTCGCCTCGCACCCCGCTGAAATCCAGATCGGCTGCGGCCACACGGGCCTCAACCTCAGCGATCTCCTCAGCAGTCAGTTCGATGACTACGTTATCTACTATCTTTGTTAATGCCATAACTGTCCTTACGCTCCGTTGATCCCATACAGGGTCATGGTCGAATACTGGGCTAGATCGCCAGCGGTTGGCTGAAGCAAGATCGTGTCAATGGCTGAAGTATCCAACCACTCTGCACCGATCATGTATGTTCGGTTAGTGTTTAACGTGGCCGAAATGATCTTGCCAGCAATCATCACGAAAGGCTTGAAAAACGAAGTGCTGGAGTAACCCGGCATCCAACAATCAAACTGCGTGAACGTGTCAGCGGTCGCAGAGGTGCCCGCTGATGGGATAACAACATACGAGGCACTCCCCGTTAGACTCGTAACGGGAGTTCCCGTTGAACTCTCCAACCTTTCGGTCGGATAGTTGGCACCACTATCACCGTTGACCCTGATAAGGCAATCCTGAGTCGTGTCTCCCGACTCGCCGCGCAACTTTCCAAAGAGTCTGAGTGTTTCGTAAGAAGCCGAAATGGACGAGAACGTCACCGACACCTGTCCGCCCGCACCGACTTCCACATGCTCAATCAGTTCAAAGGCTGCCATCAGACACTCCTCAGCCCGTAAATGGTAAACACGGACCCAGAGTTGAAGTTGGTGCCACCACCAGGCGTCAACACAACCGAAGTGATCGCCGCCGTATTATCCCACTCGCCCGTCCCGTTGGAAGTGAACCCCTTGTTGGATGCACCCGACTTTCCACCCATTGAAGTCGATGTCTTGTTGACGTTGGCCCCACGGTAATCGGCAATCAAAACGCTCCCGCCTCCGAAGTTGGCGGCGTTCTCAGGGTCACACGCTGCGATATGAACCTTCATCCCATTGGCGTTTCCCGTTTCCCGTGTAGTCCCCTCAGTCGTGTCATACCCGTACATCGTCTGGGTCGCATAGTTGCTGCCCGTGTCACCGTTGAACTGAATGCCCACATAGTCGTAACCTGGCGTGGTGTTGAGATCGGTTCGTACCGTCATGAGAATCTCTAAATGCTCGTAGGAGCCGAGCGACGAGAACGTCACCGACGTTTGGTCTGAACCTAGAGTCTGGCTTTCGATAAGTTCGTAAGCCATCAGGTGGCCCTCAGTCCGTACAGGTCGAAACGTGAACCAGTGAGAATGTTGCCGCCGCCTGCATCCAGAATGACGATAGAAGTAACCGCATCCGTGTTCTCCCATAGCGTCGTCACTTGCATTACGTCGCCTCTGGAAGCGTCAGCGACGCCGCTCATCCCAGTAACCACTTTCCATTTCGCAGAGTTGATGTCACTCAGGTAAGCCCGCGCTCCACCAAACGTGTTCGCCGTCCACCCAGCACGGGCGGTTGCCCCCAACCGTGCCCCGTCGTTACTTTCCCATGCCGCCGTCGCCGTCGAAATGTTCCCGTACAGATACTGGAGCCGATAAGGCGACGATGACGCATTCAATCGAACGGTCAGTCCACCCGCCGAAGTACCAGCGACCGCTGAACGGGCATAAGAAACGATCATCAGGTCTTGGTATTCCGTCCACGGGGAAGCCGAAGATCCAGCCGAAGTGAATGTTACCGACGACGCATCCGATCCGAATACCGATGACTCAAGCGCCTCTAAAGAGTCTGGTTGACCAAACAGGCCGCCGTTCAGCCAAGTAGACACAGCCGTCGAAGGCCACGCCTTCGGCGTGTCATGCCGCCCCCGCCAGTTTGATACGGCGGTGGACGGGTTGGTGCGGTCCTGACGGAACATCTGCTAGGCGGTGATGCGGTTTACGAAACCGTTGACGTTGATGACGTTCGCCGTCGCAGCGTGCGCCTTCACAATCAGGCTGTTGTCCAGCAGGAACCCCGGCACAATCAGGGTCATTCCTGAATCGGCTGCCAGTTCCAGTTCGATGTAGTCGTCCTGATCGGTCGTGCCACCAAACTGGACGGTCAACACGACCGCTGAAGCGGAAGTGTTGCAGGCGTAAACCCAAATCTCGTCCCTGTTGGAAGTACCCGAACCGACGGTATGGATCGTTACAGGCGATCCTGCCGTAGTTGAAGTGATGGAAATGTTCTTGCCGTTTGTGCTGCCCGACAGGAACTCTTTTGAATACGTTGCCATGATTTTTCCTTAGTTGAAGACCGAGTTGGACAGAATATCGCTGGCGTTGCCGTCACCGTTCAGATGAACGGTTCCGGTATCGTTGGGTATCGTGATAGTGCGGTCGGCAGTAGGGTCAGTCACGTTCACAACCGTTTCATACGCATCAGCGGTCGCACCCTCAAACGTGATAACAGGATTCGATCCATCAATCTTGATGCCAGCCGCAAACGTAGCCAACTGCGAAACCGACAGGGTGCCCTGAACTGTGGTCAACTGCCCGGACGCCGACAAATACGGCGTCCCGGTCGCCCACGACACCACATCCGTAAAGTTGGCGTTCATCTGGGACGCCACAATCGACGTGCCAGCAGTAAACGAATTGGTCACAGCCAAAGCCGCCATTAGCGCAATCTCCTAGTCCTGTACATCGCTATTGCTGATGTCAGCCCCCACTTGCCGCGATTGTCGGCAGCGGGGCTGACACTAAACCTCAAACTAATAGCCTTCGCTGTCCCAGCCGTGGGCCAACGAAAGAACTTGTACATGTTTGTCGTGCCCCCGGCTTCCCACAAATTGTTGTTCCAGACTGCCGAATCCCACCGCGCAACCGTCGCTGACCCCGTTATCTGCTGAGTCTGCGTTACTGCTTCAGTCGATAAATCGTAATCCTTGTAGATTCCCATGCGCACGTTTACGGTATTGTCCGCCAACATTACAGTGCGCGTCTTTCCCCACCTCTTGGGGAAAGTGGGCCTGTTGCCGATAAACCACCCGGTTTGATAGAAGGATTGGATTTCCTCCAGATCGGCGGCATCACCGGACCCCGTATAGTCATCCCGGTCAGCATCCACGTTTACCTTGGCAACTCTGGTAAAGGCAGCGGTGCCGCTCACATCAGACGTTACGGCTAGCCCCAGATGTTGCGCTCCTGACGGCCGATACGCCAGCAGCGATCTGGCATTGATGTCATATCGCGTCCATGCGCCCCCGGTTCCCAGAGACGGATCCCACATAAACGTGTTGCGCCGGTTGGTTTGGGCGGAACCCGCTAGGTTGTCTCCGGACTGAAAGTCCGCAGACACCCAGAGTTTCTCGTCAAACCACATCATGGATGGTGCTGTCGATAACGTCAACGAACCATCATCCAAAGCAGGTTTCAGCCGTTCAAAGGCCCACACCATCTGGTCGTAAGTCAACAGAAATATGCCGTCTTCGCCATACCAGAAGAAAACACCGGGAGTTCCAGCAACCGGATCAACGCCGTCCCTGCAACCAGCGGTGCGCGTGATGTTGCGCACTTCAAACGAATCGCGGCTAAACCCGTAGATCGCGTACACGCTGTTCTGTTTGAACACCAACAACCGGTCAGCGTTCGGCAGGATTCCCGTTATGTGGTCGCCGTCTTCCCCGATGTCGATGTCGATGTAATCCGTTGCCGTCCAGTTTTCGGCATCGTTTACTTTAGAAAACCTCACCCTGTTCCGATGAGTCGTTCCGGACTCCAAGGTATAGGCGGCCCACACGTACTCGGCCCACGCTGCCACGTAGCGGGCGCACGGAAAGTGCCCGTCAGACGCGTCAATGTCGGGCGTCTTGCGCGCTGCATTGTTGGAACCCGTCCACGCCACAGCGGAATACGACGTGTCAAACAGTGACCCGTTTACAATATACGTGGTGTCGTTGAAGGTTACTGCCTGTGAACGCTGCAACCCCGTCATCGTCACGGCACCAGCCGACGACTGTACCGCCGCAAAGTTTCCGGAAGCATTAGCAGCGTAATGTAACGTACTGTTACTACCACTCACCGCCGAAACTAAAACCTGATTGTTAGAACTATCCGAATGGGCAAACAGGCTCAGGATGTGACCCCCCACTGCCGTGGGGTTGATTACGTCAACAGCGTCCCTGCGGGAAACGCCGCCACGGGGATCAACGTCCACGTTGAGCAGATCAGGAGATTCGTTCAAGGCGAGACTGAACTGGTCGGCCCGCAGATTCAGACCGCCCGTAAAGTCAGCCTTCTCATCGTAACGGTAAGCGTCAGCAGCCTGCGCCGCACGCGTATCTGCCTGTAACGGCATCTACAGTTCCCAAGTATAACGAAGCCGGTTGGGCAGGTAGGACTGAGACAACCAGCGTGAAGCCCTGATGCTGTTCAACAGCAACGGCTGTGGGGCTGGCGAGTCCTCAAAGCGTGCCCTCAGATTATCCAACTCCTGAATGAACTGCGCGTAGTATTGCTGCCCCATCCCCGCATCCTCTTGCTGCTGATACGTCCGATACAGCGCATACAGGGCAAGGACGTTATTGAACGGAAACGGCAGGTCCGCCGTGTTGGCGTCGGCTATCGACGCCCTGTAGATTGCTGCCGTTCCCCCGAAATCCACAGGATTGCGGTACCCCCGGACGGAAATGGTCTGAACACTGGAAGGCGTCGGATACAGGCGAATCGTCTGATTCGATACCGCCGCCGATGCGCTCGCACCACCACTCCACGAAGACCAGTACCACGGCCTCCCCGTGGAATTGGAATCCAACGGATAGATCACATCTCCGGCGTCGTACCCGATGTATTCCAGCACATGGTTGTCCGTTTTCATAGCGGCCACTTCACGCAACCCGACGTTCTTCGGGGCTGATGCACCCGAGAACGTGACACCATCGTGAGTAATGCTCAAGTTGGTGCCTATCTCAGACAGCGTGTAGTCCTTCTGATCCGCAACCGTGTTGAAGGTTGCGGCTGCCTCGTAGAACGGCCATCGCTTTTCTGAGTACACGATGATGTCGTAGCCTTCACGAATGAACGTGTTCATCGTGGCGTCGGACACGTCGTTGGTCGTGATGTCCACCACGTTGCGAACGTAGTCGCGCATTACGCTAAGTTGCACGGTCTAGTCCTTTACCGTGTGGAATGCGCAATGGTCCGTCTGTTCTATCGGTCGCCCCTTGCAGGGGTTCCCGGCTTTCGTGATGGCGACACACACAGATGGTGTCGCCACGGGGGCAGCATGGGTGGGGGTGGGGTTTACGCGGTGTACGCTACGGCTGCGCCCGTGGGCGTGCCCTTCGGGTACGAGCGTCTTATAATTTCCCGCAGGTTGATCTGCGGGGCGCTGGCCCTGTTTGTGCGCGTATGCGAAACCCCTTGCCATGATGCCTCCCGTGGCAACTACCGTCTATCAGGTGCTACTAGGCAGGCGTGATGCCGTACATGTAGCCCTGACGGGCACGGTTACTCGTCGTCAACTCGCCGTAGCAGAGCAACTGCGAGAACACCGCGTCCTGATTGGTCGGACGCACGAACGGCGTTGGCTTGAACCAAACGTCGCTATGTGCAACCAACTGAAGGTACTTGGTGTTGAGGAAGTACAGTTTCCCTTCCCCAGCCAAGGTTCCATCAAACGTCATCGGGCAGCCCTTGAACAGAAGGTTCTGGAAGCCGCTGTCCGCCATATCAGTATCCGTGTAACGGATCTGATCGGTGAGCAGAGCCTCGTAAGCCTCGTACTGGTTCTGACCGGTGATGCAGATGGTCGGCTGGTCGTTACCAACCGAACAGTTGTTGTACAGGGTAGCCATCGCGGCAATGGTGATTGCACCGCCCTGATTGGTTACCGCTGAACGCCACCACGAGTTGTCACCATCGGTGGCATCAATGCCGCCGGGTGAACCGGTGGAACCAACCAAGGCGCTCAAACCGAGCATATCCTTGCTGCTGTTACCGGTGCCGTTTCCGAACAACATGGTGTTCATGTTTTCAATGATGGTTTCCTGTGTCTGGAAGATCTTGCCTTCCAGCAGATCAATGATCTGGGCTTCGCCGTTGTTCTTGGCTTCCTCCATACCATTGATGGTCACAGTGGCCGCATACTGCTTCCAGTCGTACTCAGCCGCGCTAATGCCCGTCTGTGCCGTCGTGGAAATAGTGTCCGTACCTGAGTACGAACCGGCCGTTGAGTTGGTCCCGTAAATAATCGGGACGACGATCTTCGAACCACCCGAAATACGCCGAATCGTCTGACCATTCGTCAACGCATAGAACAAAGGCCGTGCGCTAAAGATGTTATCAGTGAGTTTCGGGACGTAGTTCTTGAGGGTGGTAGACAGAATCTCGTCAAAGTTGCTGTTACCAGCCGCCATAATCTGTTACCTCTCTCTTGTCACGAAGCAAGTTCCCGCTTGGCGTTTTCAAACGCTTCACGGATAGAAGATACCTGTTCAGGCGCCGTACTGCGCGTAGACCCAGCCTGTTTGGAACCCGCAGGTTCCACCACGCTGGCGCCACGTTTTGCCTCAGTTCGCTCCTGCTCTTTCTCCAACTTTGCTGCCCGATCAGCAACGTCGCCGTAACGCATGTGCGTCAACGCCGCCTCTAAATTGCCGATCTTGTGTCGCAACGCATGTTGGAAAAGATCCGAAGGATCAAAGGTGCCGTACTCCGACTGCAGGTCCTCTACCTGCTTCTCCACTTCTTGTCGTCTATGCAAACGATCCTGAGCCGCCAGACGCGCCTCTAGTTGGGTTATACGATCCGATGTAGGATCTGACTGTTCCTCCCACGAATCACTCGCCCAGTCGTCGGACGTGTCCGTCCGTGGGGGTGGTACGTGTTGCGGAGTTGCCGGACTCACACCGAAAGCGTCTCCCAACGCCAGCAGTGTCCCCTCTGGATCTGACTCCAGAGAAGCCACAATAGCCTCTGCCTGCTCTAATCGTTTACGTTCGGATGCCAACTCCTGCGTCTTACGGGTGTAATCCGACTGTCGCTGGTACCCATCCCGAAGTTCGTTCAGACTGACCTGCTCTTCGGATCCGTCCACCTTTACGGTGTACGAATCGCCCGCAGGTTCCTGTTGAACCTCCACCGAAGAATCCAGATTGTCCGCCGAAGCGGATTCCGTAACGTCCTCGTCCATGTTTTCCTCTCTCGGAGTCCTTTAGGTTGCTCCTATTTACACGGGACAACTGTCCCGTTACAACGCTGGCAGTTCCAGACCCATCTGGTTCTGAAGTTGTGCCACTAATTCTGGGGGAACCCCGCCAGTGGGCGCAAACGCGCCCATGCCGGGGGGACCGCCCGGTTCAGGAACACCCATGCCGCCTTGGGGTGCAGTAGGTTGTGCCCCTTCCTGCGTGGGAGCCTGTTGTGGTTGCTGCATTATGAACTTGTCAGGATCTTTCACATCGAAGCCCTGTTGCAGCACGTATCGCGCCAGAGCGGCAGGGTCTATGACCACACCGATCAAAGGCGCAATAGCGTTCATCAAAGACACGGCCTGCTGCTTGCGGATCGTGTCATTTATCGGCTGCGTAGACCCACCCTCCACGCTGAAGTCGTACTCTCCGGTAATGTCATCGCGTGTGTACCGAACGAAAAGATCTTCGCCGGAACGGGCAGACACTCTAGCCATCTGCTCTCCGGTCATGAACTGTTGAATCAACTGCAACACTCGGCGCGCAATGTGGGAAATACCGATCTCAATGATCGCCAACTTGTCCGCAGCCCTAGCGTTCCCGGCGTCCGCAATAATGCTCGCCTCAGTTGCTGTCCTGCGAATCTCGGGCATCTGCCCGCGCGCATATTCCGACACACCCGACACCGTGTTGATGTCCTGCTCCACGATCTCCGACATGTTGTACACTTCGGGAGACAGCGGGGTTTGCGGCATCGGCACCACAATCTCGCTCAACGGCTTATTCTCGTCCACCACCGGCACCAGACGGCCGTCCTGATCGGACTCCAAAGCCTCGCGGCCCTCAGGACCGAACGAACGCTCGTGGTACAGGTACTTTCGCGCGTACCGTTTCCGCGCATTCATCATCTGGGAACGAGTCTTGTCCAGTTCCAACTGCAACGATTCGATTGACTCCAGATCACCCATCGGATAGAAGTAATCGGGAACATCGTAGTTCCGCAGCATCACGAAAGGCTGACCATACGCATACGGCATCGGAATAGGATCGACAAGGAAATCATCGCCAGTCATGGAGAACACGCTCATCGTGTTCTCTGACACGTCGTAAAACTCGAAGATAACGACCCGATCCTCTTCTCGCAGATACTCTTCCTTCTCCTGCTTCTCAGCAGTGTCGTACATCGGGAACACCGTCGAATCAGCAGTCAACCGCTTCCTAGAAGAAGCCTTGTACCGCTTGTCGCTCTTAGCGTCCTCCAACCTGCGTGTGATCCGCTGCGCGATCCACTTGGCATCCTCAATGCAGGTCGCCTCCGGATCCACATACATGTCGAACGGGCTGATCCGCTCCACAAACGGCTGATCTTCAACCACAGTCATGGCGGTCTGCGGAATACCCGATTCGATCTGCTCATCGGACGGAAGCCCCGCAGCCAAGTCGGGGCGTTCTTCAGCAAACAAGTCCGTTTCTGTCACGGCCGTGTTGAACAACTCGTCCCGTTCGGCATCCCCAAGCATTCGTTCCTGTTCCAGAAACTTCCACCCGGTTTTTATCCAGCCGTGGCCGAACACGAGAAAGTCTTTGACTGCGCGCCTGAACGGCTTTTTGAAGTCGTGATGGCGCCACAGGTAGTTGACCACAGCCTCGACAAACGCTGCGCGGTCCTGATCTTCCGGCTTCGTCGGAGAAACCACCACCTTCGGGTGATTGACGGACACCGACGGGGCGATCACGTTTACCGTGCTGAAAGCAAGATTTACGGCAATCATGTCTTCCGTTGACGCCGTTGTTCGCGGCCAATGCTTCCCACGGTACAGATCGTTCATGCGTCGCCACAGGCTGTCATAACCCATCTCGTCACGCCAGCGTGCAGAAGCACGCAACCGGCGTTGGGCAACGTCAAACTTTTCTGTTTTAGATTTTTTCGCCACTAAAACATCGCCTTGTCCGGCAACCGTTCAATGTTACGTCCCTGAGAACGAGCCTCGCTTTCGGTCTTTTGACCGCGCTCTTCTCTCGTCAGGTGTTGCTCGTCGGGGGGTAACTGGGATCGGTAACCCCGACCAGTTACGAAGCCGATGCCAAGCAGCCTTTGACGGCGTTCCCACAATTCATCCAGTTCTGCACAGGACAGCGCCCCACGCAGCCCCACCACATACTCGCGGAACTCCGCATAGGACGCCTCCCGTGGGAGGACGGCCACTGCTACGGGCGCTTAGTATGGGGGGCAGCGTTGTGGCCCTTCAGGTTTGGCTGTGGCTTACCCGGTTCAACCTTGCCGGTTGTACCGTGCTGGTTCATCGGCGTATCCCTAACACCGACCTCACCATAGCCGCCGGTCTGATTGGCGTACTTCGGGTTACTAAGACGTTCCTTCGGCGAGTTCGGTGCGGCTGGTTCCCAAATCGGGTTAGCCACGACAGAACCGCCGCGCTCCATCTTGTTGTTCTGGCCCGAAGCGCCATCGACCGTCCGTGAAGCCGAAGTATGCGAAACGAACTTACCTGCTGCTGACATGAAACCTTCTCTCAAAGTCGCCTAAAATGTAACATCAAAGTGTCCCACGCATGGAGTGGGAACCGATGGTGTAATCCGGCTTTTCCTCCGGTTTCACCATGCGGGCAAACCAATCAACCGTCCAGTAATCGTCCACTTTCGGTGCAAACTCGGGCATAAACGCGTACTGGCGCATCTGATTCGCCAAAGCCAAAGCCATCACACGGTCATCATGCGGCGATCCCCCCATGGTTCCCCGCTCATTGCGAACATAAGTTCGCAACTCCGCCACCGTGTACCGGTCATGAATCTTCAACTCGCCAGAACGAAGCGCCATACCCAAATCGTCAATCAACAACGGCTTCGACGTTCTCGTCGTCTTCCAACCAAACTCCTGAGAAACCCTAGTCACGGACGTATTCAACGTCCGTTTCCTAAACAAGTTCGGATGCCCCAAATGTCGCAACTGAACAATCGTCGTCAACCCGTGATTGTTCGACTCCACACACGTCAACGCGTCGTTGTACCACAGAGCCAGACGGTACACCTCCGTAGCCAACGTATCCGGCGGAATATGCCCATGCCAGACAGCGACCTGCTCCCCGTCACGCACATCCAAAACCTGAATACACGAATAATCGCCGTGAACCAGCCCCTCAGC